CATGCGAACAAGAACGGTTGTGGGCGTGAAAGTGGTGGGCTTAGTCCATGTCGATGCGCCTGTCGCCGAGAAAGTCTGCGTGTCCACCGGCGCTGCGGTGCCTGCCGTGATTGGCGTGCCTGAAATATTAAGCCGCTGCCATCCCGCGCCTTCGGCGTACAGCAAAGTCTCACCCGTGCCGAGCAGCGCGCTGGTCAGTTTCTCGACGGTTGTGCCGTCGGTGTGGTTGACCGTCACCGTGTTCTGGATGGTCGCCGAGGTGTTGGTGATGCTCAGAAACTTGACGTTGCGGTAGGTGCTAGCGCCGGGTGATGCAACCACCGTGGTGGTGGTGGCCGTCGTAATTGATGCGGTATTCGTGCGCCCCGGCGTGACCGTTGTGCCATTTAGGTCAACGTAGGAGGCATGGACTGAAATTGCCCCCGCAACGCTGGTAATGACGGTCAGCAGGTCGGCGGTAGTTAAGACGTTAATCATGGTATTGGTCGCCGATGTTTAGGTATGCGTTGCTTGCCGTGCGCTCGTAGCAACTAAACTCTGGGTACAACTCGCGGGCGTACTCTAGCGACATAATAAAGACGCAGTTGTAAATTGCGTTAGTCGCGGGATCTACCAGATAAACGTCCATTAGGTCGCGGTGAATACGCCAGTACTGGCGTCCAGTGTGACGGTGACAGTCTCGGCAGCAGCGACCACTTGGCTAGAGCCATAGTCCCAGTAAGCCACCGGCTGACTGGTAGTGCTGTTCCACAAAATGGCATAGCGAAACGTGAAGCCAGCGCCGGTGGCCGTAAACACTGCGGGGCTGGCAAGCACCAGTTTGTAGGTGCCGGCAGACTGGGTAGCCGAGGTGGTAGCCGTTGCGTTGCCGCCCGCGGTGTAGCCGCCAGCGGTCGCTAGGTCAGTTGTGCCCGCGGTAAAAGTGGTGTCGGCGGCGTTGATCGTAGCAGCCAGTGCCACTTTCCACGCATCCGTGCCGGAGTTCATGCCTTCCAGCAATGGCTCAATGGCAGCGGTGTATTTAGCATAAACGGCGGAAGGCATGGGTCACCTCAAAATTGCGGGGGTGCTGGCTCTTGCATCATTTCTGGCTGCATTTCTGGCTGTTGCATTGGCGAGCTTAACTCGCCCGATTCCATTGCCGCGTGGATCGTGCCCATCACAATGTCTTGAATTTGTTCGGGGGTCATGCCGGCCATCGTTGCGCTGATGCGTTTAGTCTCAGCGTCGTACTCTTTGATCTTGAGTTCTTGCGCTTCCATCGATTGGCTGACGTTCTTCAGCATGGCGTGCATTTGGTCGAGTTCCTGACCCATCGCCTGCATTTGCTGCTCAGCCGCTTGTAACTCCGGCGATTTGTCGTCATCTCCCAGCAACTTCGGGTCAATGGTTTTAGCAAAACGCTTAGCCATTTCCTGCGCGCCGGGCCAATCCATGTTCTTGATGAACAAGTCACCAGCCACCGCCCACAATTGCGGGTTGCCTTGGAGAATCTGCGACATTGCTTCCATCGCTTCTTGGCGCTTGGTCATGTAACTGGGGCCGGTGGTCACCCGCACGTCGTACTTGCCCACCGAGGGATTGTAGATGCGCTCCAGCACGATGCCTTCTTCGTTCATGACTTCGCGCACCGGCTCTTGCTGGCTATTGTCCAACTTGACCGATTTAGAATCGCCTTCCAGCCCAACAATCTGCGCGATGCGCTGGGTGTCGTAAATTTTGGGGATTAGGTCAACAATTTGCCGCGTCACATACCTCACGGCGCGGGCAAGGTTATCCACATAGTGATAGGTGCCCGTGTCGCCCTGCCGCTCCCGTGCCAGTATGGCCTTGCCTGAACGTTCATTCGACGTTTGCCCGAGGCTTGAATCGTACTGCCCCGTGGTGGCTTTGATGTCGTCGGACGCGCCCATCTTGGCGGCAATCAGTCCGTTCTGCGCCATCGGTGGCTGCGAACGCTGCGGGAGCGGCAGGACACCGCCCTGACCGTCGGTTACATCAGGGTTTACTTCGAGGTAGGGCCAATTGTTGGTGTTGGCCGTTTTCCACTGCATCTCGTAGCCTTCGAACTGGCCACCGTAGCCCACAAACGGGGCTTTGGGCGCCAGGGCTAGCATTTCAGCCTCTTGGCTAACCCAATAATTGTACATGCGCTGGGCATCTTTGGCGTTTCGCACGATGCCGCTCACGAACATGCGGCCATCTACTTCAAATTCGTTGCCGACCACTCGAATTACGGGAATCCATTTGCCCGCCCATTCTTTCTCGTCGAGCACTTCAAAGCCGTTAATCTTGCACCACTTAATCTTGCGGCGATTGACCTTGCGGGTTTTGGTAGGCTGCAAGCCCATCTGCGCCAGTTGAGCGACTTCGGGCGAGTCTGCGTAATAGGACTCGCCGTTCTGATACAGATTTAGGGTGGTTTTCTCGTATTCCGCGTGAAAGTACTCGGCAACGCGGATGGTGTCTTCGTTAATCCATTGGCTGACCGATTGGTCGCCGACACCTTGCGCCAGCAGGGATGAGATAGGCTTGGCGTTGGGATATTCGCGTTCGTACTCGTCTTTTAGGATGTCCTCGGTGATGAAGCACCATTCGGCATCTGACCCGCAGGGGTCTTGGATTGTTGGATCCATGTAGACGCTAAACGAATTTCTGACCCGCCCGATGCGGATGTCCTGATCGAACGAATCATCATCGCAATAATCGGTGTAGAGCCGGATGTACCCCTCGCCGTAGGTCACCTGATTCTCGCAGGCGGTGTCATAGGCCACGTCTGCATCCGAGATGTACTCGATATGTCGCACCAGCCCGTCAAATATCTCAGCCACATCGATGTCGGCTTTATCGTCAGCCGGGATGACCTTACCCGCGGGGCGGTTCTGGCGCTGGTCGTTGGTGACCTGCTTGATGTGCTGCGGCAGTTTATTGATGGTCAGGCACGGGCGTGCGTTGAGCGTCTGGCCTTGCACAGAGCCGCGGGTTGAGAGCACATCAGCCGGCCACTGCCAGCGGTTATCCGGTGAGCCTGCGGAGAACCGCAGATCGTCTAGCTCGTTTTCCCGAGACTCCGAGTAAGCCGCAATCGCCATCGTCATGCGATGGCGGGCAGTTTCCAGAATGTCTTTCACTTAATCGCAGTGAATGATCGCGAAATTAAGAACCACGGCTTCACTTAAATTAGTAGCCGCAGTAATGTTTTTGATGTTGATGGTGCACGACCCGGCGGCTAGCGAACCAATCCACACGTTGTAGGCCGACTGCGTAGCGCCAGACGAAATAGTCAAAATTACCGTGTCGTTGGCGCTGATAAAGCTATTGGTTAACGTGAAAAACGCAGTGACGCCAAAGGCTAGCGCCGCACCATTCAGCGTAATAGCGCCAGCAGACTTGTTCAGCGTCACAGCCGTGGCTTTGCTAGTCGCCTGCGTTACCGAACCTTGCGCGGCAGTGGTATAGCCTAGTTTGGAATTAGACAACAAAGTGTCGGCGCCGGAGATGTCTTGGTCGCTGTACGCGACGCCAATCGGTTTGGTATTAGCCATTTAATTTCCCATCCAAGAGTTAGTGACGCCACCCCGGTTTTGCATGGTGATGTGGCGAGGTTTATCGACAGCTTCGCGGTGCGCCACCGGGAAAGCAAAGGTTACTGCCAGTGCGTCAGCCGCATCCGGCGAGGCAAGACCCCTAGAACGCATCTCTTTCTTGCCCTCCAAAAAGATAGTACCAGCAGAATTAGGCTTTTTCATAGGGCCGGTTAAATCAGCTTTTAACTGCCTATCTTGGGAGATGCTAGCAGACTTTAACCAGTCCTTCATTGTGCCCCAGATTTCAGCGCGCTTATTGCCGTACATAATCGAGTTTTTGGCTTTCCAGCCAAAGTTTACACCGCGAACTTTGTACCGTTGCTCGTTTAGCCGGTCAAGGATGCCATAGCCCAACCCGCCCTCATCAATGACGGTCATGGTGGGCTTAAACTCCTCCATCGCGTCAATCACGCGCCCGACAATCGCCATCGTGTCCTCGCCGTGGTATCGCTTGATCGAGAGCAAGTCACGCCCCTGGCGCACGACAATCACGGTGGAGTCAGCGCCGCCGCGGGCCGGATCGATGCCCATCACCCGCGGGGCTGTTTCATCCTTGTACTTATCTCGGGCAAAGGCGTCATCGACCAGTTGGGGGGAGATGAATTGATCTTCGCCTTCGGTCGGGAACTCGCCGTAGACTTCAATCCGCGCCTCGGGGGATTCCTTGCCGTATTCTGCGATAATCTGCTCGTAAACGGCCTTGTCGGTGTCCTCGACCGTGCGGGCATCGACCTGCTTGGTCGTCCAGAACTCGCGTTTGGCGTTAAAACACTCAAAAAAGTAGCCGGTATTGCGTCTTGGGTTTGAAAACGCCATCCAGTAGCGGTCGGGGATGTTTTCGGTAAAGAAACCGCTGCCAACTGACCAAATTGAGTCAGGAATACCGGACGCTTCATCAAATATCAGCAACATGCCCTGGTGGTTATGCACGCCGGCGTAGGAATCGGGGTTTTCCGCGCTCCACAGCTTGCCCTCGGCGGCCCAGTAGCGCGTACCAAGCTTTAGGTCACGCTCGACCAGTTCCGTGAGCCACACGGCAGGCACCAGTTTGGTCGCGCTAATCTCCCACCAATGGGAGTTAATTAGCATGGCTGACCATTTCGCCAACTCGCCCCAGGTGACAGATCGTAGCTGGGCCTCGGAGTTGGCGCTGACTACCACGCTTGACCCGATGCGGGTGGACAGCATCCACAGAATTAACCAACTCACCATGGCAGATTTACCAATGCCGCGGCCCGAGGCAATGGCCGAGCGCAGGGTGTCCATTTCCAGCGCCCCGTTGTTCTTTTTGATATGCGCCTTTAGGTCGCGCAGCAGTTCGCGCTGCCACGCCCGCGGGCCGCTGAACTTTTCCAGCGGGGTGTTTTTCTGGCCCCAAGGGAACGAGAACAGCACAAACGCTTCCGGGTCATCCTTGACCTGCGGCGACCAGATGCGGCTCATCAGAGTCTGCTCGTCGGCGGCGGAATAGATGGGCTTTTGCATTTAGATGGTTGGACAGGTGGGGTGGTAGATGCACTGAGCGGCTAGGTAGGCGGCGCTTGCTTCTTCGGGGGTAAGGAAATAGCC